AAACTCGCAAGATGCCAGCGCGCGGTCGGCCCGGCCGGCAGATCGTCGAGTGTCTGCCCGACGGTGCACGGGGCCAGCGCCAATCCGGTTTGGCGGAAACTCAAACCGTCGCTCGAAGACCACACGGCCATAGGGCCTGGCCATGGATCGGCAAACAAGGCGAGCCGTGAAAGCACTGATGGCTGCTCTGGGCCAAGCGCCGGAAGATCCAGTACCAACGCATGCGCCGGGCCGATCGAAGGTGGCATTGCAGGGGTGCGCCGGCGCGGCGGCGCAAGGGCGAGATTGAATACTTCGGGATCAATCGACCGGCCCCTGATTGCGCGGCTCTCGGTGTCGCTTATTTCCTGAAGTTCGATCAACCGACGCCTGCCGTTCACCGTTAGGCCCGCGACATCGCCGAGCCCCAGCGCCAGCCGGCTCGGCGGCAACGCAAAATCTGCGCTCTCGCGGCCGGCCCATAAATCCTGAAGCCAGACTTCCGCACGTCGTTGTGCTTCACTATCGTTGGTGACGATGGCAAGGTCGGCATGGGCGCTGCGTCTTGACGCGCCGACCAGACGCCGCGAGGCGGCAGCCCCGCGTTGATAGTCACTTTCCATGTCGGTGAACCCGATTGTCACCTCGCGGGGCAGATCGCTTTCCTGCATCCTTGTCAGTCGCGCCGGTGGTGTTTCCTCCGGCAGGACGAGTTCGTCCTCGGTCAATTCAACGAGTGGAGCGCCGCCACGCGGCCGAAAATGCAGCACCGCATCTTGCTCGAAAGCATCGAAGGCAAACGCGAGCGCCAACGGATCAATCATGGCGCGCGGAGCCATCGGCCGATCCACGACATATCCGCTCGGCCCCTCACCCAGCGCGGTGGAGTCAACATCGGTTATGCCATTGTCCGAAAGGATCGTCGAAATCAACGCGTCCAGCGGAGTAGAGCCGAACCGGCCTGTCAGCCAATGTCCGGTCTCCCAATTGGCCGCATCACGCCACGCATCTATCGCAGCAGGGAACGCAGGATATGGCCGGGCGTCCCAAGTCCACAAGTGAATGCCATCTGGTGCAATCATCCGGCCACCATAAATGGGCGACACCGGATTCAGTGTGGCTGCGCCGAATGCCGGATCGAACGCGCCGAGCACTGCTTCGAGGTAGCGCCGCTGGATCAGATCATCGCGTTTGCCATTTGAGAAATGAGGCAGGCCTGCTTCGGAAGATTTTGGGTCCGGAAATACGCTCGGCTGATTGGCTCCTTTGTCGACCGCCGGACAGCCAACTTCCGTGAGCCAGATCGGTTTCGACTTTGGAATCCAGGCCGTCGCGTTCGCAAGTTCTATTCCACCGACGCGCTCATGGTGCGGCTGGGACCAGAAACTCCATAGATCCTTCTGCCGGAAGATCCAGGGCTTGCCGAGCCCGTCGGTAATTGTGCTTCTCACCTGCGCATTTCGCGCGGCATCGTCGACGTAGAACCAATCATAGCCCTCACCGCGTGCGAGACTGTCGGTAAGATATGTCAGACTGTGTGGGCTATCGGTCAGAGCGCTGTCGAGCTGGTTTGCATTGTCACGCCAATCTGACAACGGCGCGTAGTAGTCAATGCCGATGGCATCGATCGAGGGCAACGCCCATAAGGTGTCGAGCGGGAAACGCACCTCCTTTGCAGCAGCATCAACGACATGTGCCCCATATTCCGTCCAGTCGGCGCCGTAGGTGACCATCGTGCCCGCGCCGACGATCGCTTTAACATCGGTGGCAAGCGCGGCCAAGGCATTCACCGCCGGATAAACACCGGATGCCGAACGAACGTGCGTAAGCGCTTTCAATTCGGAGCCGATCAGGATGGCATCGACGCCGCCTGCGTTTGCCGCCAGCGTGGCGTAGTGCAGAACCATTGCCCGATAATTCCACTCGTCGGGACCCCCATTGAAAAATGCACTGACCTGGCTGGCCGCACTGCCGGTCCCGTCTGGCGATCCAGACTGCCCCGGCGCGGGATCGCACGTGATGCGCCCGCGCCAGGGGTAAGCCGGCTGTGACGTTGCCCCTGTCCACGGGTCGCGCAACGTGTTGTTAGCCGGAATATCCATCATCAGAAACGGATAAAGCGTGATTTTGAGGCCGCGGCTTTTGAGCTCAGCAATAAGATCACCAACGCTTTCATCCGAAGGCGTGCCGCCAAAGGCCGAACGGCCGTCCACGGTTGACACAAGGTGAGCGGTTGCGCGATCCAATCCGGCGACCGACCATGTTGCGCCGTATGTTTGCTTCTGCCGATTATCGACCCCAGGCATCACCCGGCATTGGCCGCAACGAAGATCGGTGCCGAACCAAGCGACGACGATCGCTACGCGCTCAACATTCGGCGAGACAGACTGCAATTCATCAATCGCGGCGATGACATCCGAAGGCGCGTACGCAATATGCCTGTTTTCAGGAGCCGATTGACCCGGTCCAAGCATCCGCACGACCGTTTGCGGCTCGTAACCGAACTCGGTCGAGCCCGGAATGAGCGTCACGGCGCGCGCCATTCGTTCAAGCCTGCCTACCGGGCGCACGATCTCGAACGACAATTGCGGAATGCGATTGCCGAAATTTGCAAGAGGCAACCTTTCGAACACGACATAGGCAAGGCCACGGTAGGCCGGCGTATCGCCTTCCTTCGCGACGATTAACGGATCCGGCGTCTGCAATTCGTCGCCGAAATAAACGCGCATGGTAAGACCGGACAGGTCGAGTGGCTTGCCATCCGCCCACACCCGCAGCACGGTGCCTATCGGGCCTTCGCACAGTCCTACGGCAAGATTCGCAAAATACGAATACGTTGCCGTGTTGGTTGTGACCGATGGTCCGCCGCCCATGCCCTTGCCACCACTGCTCCCCGTGGTCTGCGATGTCGTGCTGACCACCTCTTCGAGATTCGTCGCCCAGATTACTTGTCCCGAAAGCCGCGCACGTCCGTAGACCCTCGGAATAGGGGCGCCCTCGGTCGAGGCCATCACCTCAAGGTCAGCGAGGCGCGGACCTTCCTGCGAAATTTCGCGACGACTCGCGAAAAGCGCACGATCAATCGCATTGCCAGCAATCGCGCCGACAAGACGGCCGGCGATCGCGCCCGCCGGTCCAAAAGCGGCTTTGCCGGCTACGGCGCCGGCGGTTGAAAGAACGAGTGCGGCCATTAGTTCGTAACTCCGGGAAATTTAAATGCGTAAGCAAGGCGCCTGCGCCACCACGGCGCGATGACGACCTCCGCCACGGCTGCACCGTCGTGTGCATGCGCCATTAGGGCGGGCGCGGTAACGATCGCTGCGTGCTTGGCGGGCAATTGAACACGCCAGCGGAATAACAGCACGTCACCAGGGGCGATGTCGGACAAGGGAACCGGGATCAGGTGACGCACAGCCGCTTCTGCCAACGATTCGCTGCGCGTCGCTTCTGCCCAATCTGGCGCGTAAGGCGGCGCCACTTCAGGTTCTTCGCCAATAACAGCGCGCCACACGCCACGCACGAGCCCGAGGCAGTCACAGCCAACGCCTTTAAGTGAAGCCTGGTGCCGATAGGGCGTGCCGATCCAGCGTCGCGTTTCCGCGACAATAAGCTGCCGAAAAACTGACATGGTTCAGCTCTGCCGACTCTTGCCGTCGTTACCTGGCTGGCCCTGGACGGGATAGCTGATGACGAAGTCGTTGCCGGGAATGTGCGGAAAGCCCCGGAAGTTGATTACATTGTCAAAGCGGTCGTGGCAGGTTTGAAAGCGCTTGTCGCAGCCAGCAGTAACGGTGAAGGTATCACCGGCCGCAACAGCCTCCGGCATTGCTTGCCAGAGTTCAAAGATGACTGAGCCATTCTTGCGATGTGCTTTCACTTCGACACCGAGGTCGGCGTTGGCGCCGCTCGTGAACGTAAGTTTTCCAGCGGTAAACCAGCCATCATCGAAATCATCGAGGCCATTTGCCGTGAACGTCGATGTCGCCTTGAGTGCGGCCACCACACCACCTCCATGAAAACCTGCGGCTGCGACATCAAACTTGCAGCGCGCGTCGCCAAGATCGGCTGAGCAGCTCACGGTATAGAGACGACCGCAATCCTGGGACAACTGCTCGCTTAGCCCGCGCATCTCGGCGGTGAACGCTGGCCCCTCGCGGGTGATCTCGCCGAGCGTCCCCTTCCCCAAAAGCGTTCGCAGATCAGGTTCCGTCCAATCGGTGAGCCACTCTTCGACAACCGCGGCGTCGTACCGCCCGGCGGCAAGATCAGCCTCGCTAAGCGTATCGGCGGTCAGCGCGCCGGAAACTTCAGAGCTGTCGATAGCAAGGCCGAGCTTTTGTGCCGTCTCGCTGCCCGACAGTCCGCTGCCAGCAAGGCACGTCACTTCGCCGAGCACGACATCTTCGTCGTGATCGGTGAAGCCTTGCGTCACACCATCTGGGCGACGGATGATCCAACATCGACAAAGGCTTGTGACGCCGGAATCGAGCTTAGCTTGAAGTGCAGAAGGGATTATTCGCATTAGGTATTTCCTTCATCCTCCACGTGAAGTGGAAGCTCCAGTTGAAGTGGAAGTGGCCGACTAAGGTCTGATTTCCACGAGGGGAATTTTCGGGATCGCACCAGCCGCGAAAGCGGAAAGATCAATCTCGAGATAGTCCGTGTCGAAGCGCACGGGCACATCGAATAGAAAGCCAGCGGTGACCGCTGCGCCACTTGCCGGAACATGAGCGGCCGGAAGAGTGATCACCCCTGTGGTTGCATCGATCGTGAAACCGATTCCCTCTTCCAGGACGTTTTCTGCCACCGCAACGCGGACGCTATTCAGAACAGGTTTGGCAATTGGGCTCTGGTACGGTGAATAGAGCGAACCGTAGGTCTTGCTGAGTTG